GGCCACCATTGTCGTGTCTTTCCATTCATCGTATGTCTCCAAGTTAAGTGACGAGAGGCAGCATACAGCCGTGCGGTTCTCATCAGTTGGTAAGTGTATCTCATTACATAAGTTACTTCCACGGATCTTTAAACCTTTATCTTTAAGAGCTTTCGGTAGATGCTTATTAGCTTCGTCGATGAAATTAAGGTAAGGCTCTCCAGTACGATAGCGAACCTCGAGTATCCTTTCCCAGAGATCCCTAGCAGAGATTGTATCCCTAACGCTATCATCATGAGGATCCCGAAGGTCCCAGCTACCACCAGCAACAACGGAATCCATAAAATCATTAGTAATGTTGACAGCATTGTTAAGATTAAAGCACTTGCGGTTGCTGTCGCCTCCCGTAGGTACTCGTATATTGAGGAACTCAATAATGTCTGGGTGACTAACGTCCAAATACGCCGCATAACTTCCCTTCCTTGTTTGTCCTTGTTTGTAAGCAGTCATTGCTGAGTCTGCTACTTTAATAAATGGTATTGGTGATGGTGCCTTGTCACTTACTGCACGAACATCCGACCAATGACCTCCAACTCCTCCGCCCTTTACACTGAGCCAAGCCAGTTCAGACTGATGGCTAATGAGACCAGAGAGAGTGTCAGGGACATATGATAAGAAGCAACTAATCGGTAGCCCTTTAGCGGTCTCCTCTGGATGAGGGGCATTACTAAGAATAGGACTGCTAAACATGAAGTAACCATTGCTAACACCATCATAAATCCTCTGGGCTAATTCCATATCACCACCACAGTAAGCAACACTAGCCCGTGCATATGCTTCTTGTGGATCTTTCTCAGTGCCCCTCAGGTAATAGCCTTTCAATAAATCTATCGCTTGCGGCGTCATACTCCGGCTCTTCTCTCTGTCTATCGTTATTCCTAGATACTTTGCTTTCATTATTGTTCATCCTTTTTTCTATTTCTTTTTCAATGTACCACCTAGCCTTACGAAGATCTTCAATACCACCATCGTTGTGTTTGAGATCTACTCGCCAGATATATTTAAGTGCGTTGCCCAAACAGAATCCCATATGCTCAGTAAGAGTTATACATTCTATTCCGCTTGGATGTTCTTTGTAATGCTTAGGGTTCGTGGTGTCATCCATCAGATCCACCTCCGTTTATTTTAATTTCAATGTCCTCTTCTCCATCTTCATTGACGATGATCTCGTACTTAAGAGCTCCGGAGTAATGCATACAAATTGCATCGGCCATTCCCTCATTGTACTGATCCTTCCCGTGCCTTTGGAATGCTTTGTAAATCCCGTATGCTATTGGAATCCATAGCAGAAAGTATAGGTGTGATTCATCTAGGTACATCTCCAATCTCCTTTATATTAATATGTATAGACCCTTGCTCAGCATAGATCTTTCTTGATGACTGCTCAACGATCTGCCTATCGTCTATAAAATAATTACCGTTAAGAGAATCTAGTATTGCCTTCTCGTAATTATCCAAGTCAGCGTTATTATCACAGTACATCCCTGTCTTGGCAAGTTTCTTTTTTTTCGACCATGACTTAGGGATGGGAATAAAGAACGTCATATCGGCAGATATGAGCCCCTCAAGTACTTGAGTAGCGTGATAGGTAGGTATAAGATCTGCCATCTCTTGTTTAAAGTTCTTATATTTCTTTCCGTAGTATGTACCCCACTGCGTGACACGAGGTCGCGAAGCAGGGACAGGGATAATAGGAAAGATCAAACTATAACCCGGGCTAGGCATGAACATTCTCCTTCACTACCTTTAAGTAGTGTCTTGTTGATGGCTCATCTCTATATTCCTCAAGGTCAACACCATCAAGTTGAGGTACTAACTTATAGTTAACCCTACCCTTGACGCTTGATACCTTTATTTGCACACCTTCAGCCGTCATTGATTGTCCGTTGGACATCTCAATCAAAGACTCTTTAAGTGCAGCCTCTTGTTTCTTTAGCTCAGCTAGTGCAACTGATACTTCCTTCCACTCTCTAGCAGTGTCTGCCCAGATGGCGTCAGTGTTCTCAACAACATCTGATGTACTTGCAAGTGGTGGTTGTTGCCCCCAATACTTATCCCAAGCACACTTGATACTGTCTTGAGCCTTCTTGTTTGGCTTGACAATTTTCATCAGTCCACATGTGTTGGTCACGTCATATATATAGAAGTATAAAGTCTCGGCACCTGTCACTAGCATTTGCTGTTGGCATTGCAACCAGTATTGCTCAGGTATCCTATCAGTAGCCACTAACTCTTTCCATAAGTCAGAGTCAATACCTTTGAGAGGACATTTGATTTCAAGTACAGAGTTGTCTTTCTCTCTCCATCCATCAAGTGATGCGCCTATTTGCAAGTCTTCATTGAGTACAACAACAGGTTCCCATGTGGCACCCATATCATCTTCAAACATTTGTCTTGCTTCATCCTCATGTAAGTTGCCATGATTCATAGCGAAGTTTGTTTTAATAACCGTTTCACCAGTCTTTACCTTGTATAGTGCAAGCGGTGTCTTTGGCTCCCACTTAGATACACCTAGTAGCGCACTAACTTCTGAAGCCATACCATACAGCTCACGAACATTGAGCCACTCTTGTGACCCTTGCGGTAAGTCTTTATCTTTAATTATTTTCATATTGATTCCTTCTTGTTATAGTAATCTAACCAATCCTCGCCAACTACAGGTGATACCCAAACAGTTGCTCGAATTCCTCTAGCCGCAAGTCTTTCAGCTAATTGATAAGCAGATCTTTGTCCAACATAAGACTTGTCGTTGTCTGCATATATTTCTACAAACTCTACATCCTTAGGTGGCTCAAAGGTTGACATACAGTGAGCGTTCATAACACTGAAAGCAGGTAGCCCAGATACTTTAGATGCAGCGATTGCAGTTTCAATACCTTCTGCTATACATATGTGACCTTCGTGCTCGTGTAACCTGATAGCAGCGCCAGTGATAGTACCTTTGGGTGGCATTATTTTTCTCGATGTCATACCTTTAAGCTTTTCACTTTTGTGTGTGTATGTTACATGCCACGATACTCCATTGCCGTTTGCATCTTGGATCAGCCCCATCATAGACGGGAAGGGTCCTAACTTTACACCCTCCTCCCACGTGTACATCTCAGCTTCCTTAAGAGATTCAGGATAATCTTTAAGCCCTCTGTTCTCAAGGTACTTGTGTATCGGACCATTGTAAACAACTCTCTTGGCCTTGCTAGCAGCTTCTCTTAACGCAGGCACAGGGTCTTTCTTTTGTTGTGTTGGCCTTACTACAGCGTGGTCGATGATAGGTCTAATAGCATCAAGGCATTCTCTAAATGTCCATCCGTATATACCTTGCAGTAGCTTGAAGCCCTCTCCAGCACCACAATGTGAGCAGAAATAAGTTCCTTTACCGTTGCTGTCATCGAATCTAAATCTATCTTTACCCTCTTTACATATAGGGCAAGGTCCGTGCTTATTTTGTAGACACTCTACTGGTACACCAAGCTCTGCTAGAACTCCGTGCCACTTACCAGTAACATCTAGTGGTGTGTATTTTTGTTTCATTATTATTCCTTATCTTTTATGTGAATGTTTGCCCCTTGCTTTTGCAGCTCTTATGTTAAGGTACTTGATGTAGTTTAAACATTCCTGAGATGGTTTGATTGGTTCAACCCCAGTGAACTCAGGCATTACCTTAAATCTTTTCTTGTATGTATGTGATGCCCATTCAGGTTGATACCCTCTAAGCATACAGTACCCAAGAAGCATTGCATGAAACTCTTTCTTAAACTCATGCGTATATTTTAACTTCTTCTTAACTTCTTTTGTTATCCTGTCAACTAGACCAAGTTCTTTATCTATCACTTGCATGAACTGAGACTTCTTCTCGGTAACGAAGCCACACTTAGGACAAATGTTTGAGCCGGTATAGATTGAGAAGCATCCTTCACAGATGATCTCAGCCTCTTCTGATACCCTTTCCTTCCTTCTTTCTTTAATTGTTAATGACTTTCCAGGGTCAAGCTTCCATTCATTTGTAGCATCCACGAAGCCATGCATATACACAGCACCAGAGTGGTCAATGATTGTTGCCTTTTCCTTTCCAGAATGTGGGCGTAACACTCTACCAACCATCTGCAGGTACATACCCAAAGACTTTGTGGGTCTAGCTAGTACACATACCTC